TTTCAGGATGCGGTACGCCTGCAGCATCTCATCCGGCACATCCCTGGCTTCCGAAGGCTTCCGGTTCATCGGGCATTCCCTTGAGGTGTGCAATACGCACCCGCACGTTGTATGCGAATCCACCAACCAGGGAGATCACGATGCTGTGGAACGAAGCCCTTAAGCAGTTCGACATCCACCTGCGTGCCGCCGGAAAATCCCCGAACACTATCGCGGCGTTCCTGCGGGATCTGCGAACCTTCATCGCGGTGCAGATCGTCGAGCCGCAGAACGTCATCGGATCCAGCCTCGACATTTTTCTCGCCGGATGGCACGTCAAGCCGGATGGCACGCCACGCAGCCCAAACAGCCTGAACAGGATGCGTACCACGCTTCGCGTGTTCTTCGGATGGATGCACGAGGTGGGCATGATCCAGAGCAACCCGGCTGCCAGTATCCATACAACAGCCGTCGCGCAGAAGCCACCCATCTACCTGACAGAGCAAGAAGAACGTGACCTGCTGAGGTGTCTGCGGGACAACCGGACAACGGCCCATGCCTTGCGGGATGCTGCGATCCTCCACCTGCTGCTGGACACGGGGATACGGGTAGGGGAGCTGGTCGGGCTGGATCTGGACGACATCGATGGCAAGCACCTTCGCATCCAGCGGGCGAAGGGAGGTAGCCCCATCGTCAAGTTCCTGCCTGCCAGGACACGGAAGGTCCTCGACACCTACATCCGCACGGAACGGACCAAGCTCACCCGCATGGGTGATCATTCCGCACTCTTCCTGAACCAGCAAGCCAATCGCTTGAATGCTCGCGCAGTCCAACTGCTGGTCCCGGTCTGGATCGAACGTGCCGGCATCCACAAGCCTGTCACCCCTCACACCTTGCGCCACACCTTCGCAACATCCCTGCTGAACCGCACCGGCAATCTGCTGCTGGTCCAGAAAGCCCTGGGCCATCGCAACGTCACCACGACCCAGATCTATGCCCATGTGGCGGACAGCACCCTCGAGACCGCGGTCGAATCGCGCACGGCCACCCACCTGTGAACAGGTGCCAGCCAGCAGGATCGCCAACAGGGCGATTCCGATTTTCACCCATGATCCCGGGAGAAGTACCCCCTTTGGGGCCACCCCTGATATTGCCTTCCGAGCTTTGAAATTGCTTTCCTGCATCGGTCGATCCTTTCATCGCATACGAACCAGTATGCGAGGTTCAGCGGTCCTCGTCCGGGTCTAACTCTTTGTTTTCTGGTTCGTCGCCAGTCATGGTATGCGATGGAATCTCGTCGGAATCCCCGTCGATCATGGGGAATTCCCCCGTCTGCATCGCCCTGGCAATCCGCCCAGCGATGTGCCCGGAGGTCGGATCGGGCAGTTCTTTCGCCTCCTGACCACCAGCGATGTGATGAATCTCCCGCTGTTCGACCTTCTGGATCAGGAGGATGGCCAATTCGGAAGGCGATTTTGGCCCATTGGGCCCCAGCAGTCCCGCATCCCGTTGCTCACGATTGACCTTCAGGGCAGTCAAATGGCGGTTCATCACCCTGGAAAGCTCGTCCAGGGTTGAACCTGCTGCCCCACCGCGGATCCCACGGATCAACTGGATGTAAGTCATGGCGGCGATCTGCAGGTAGGCGAGGTCGTTTGCCCGGTTCATGTCGGGGAATGAGGCGTACATCTCATCGATGAAGCCCTGGAACAGCTCCTTCTCCTCAACAGTTTGCAGCGCCGCGACAAAGGCACCATGGGTCATGCCGTGCTTGTTGCCGGCGTGCGCCTGGTTTGGGTGTGAGGCGCTCTTGCCGCCATGGTGGTAGCATTTGCCATTGGCCATCGCGGGTGCGCCACACGGCCCACCGTGTCGCTTTGAGCGGGCATTGCACCGCTTGGCTGCTTCAAGGTGTTTGGGTTGCGACACCGGGGCTGAATCCCCATTTGCAGGAGCGGGGGAAGGGGCGTTTTCGCGGTCAGAACTCATTTTGTCGTTCCGGTTTCTTCTTTGTGGCGACAAGACTCCTTTCTGGATACTTACCGGAAAACGCCTGGATCTGACGAATTCGACCGAGCCGAGCCTGCGTAGGGAATGCAGAAAGATTAACTGTGGGTTAACCTTAGTGCGCTCTTGCGAAGGAAGCTGCGAAACGATGAACCACGGGTGATGGTGGCCAGTCGTCAAGGATTCCTTGACAACTGAATGCTGCTGCGATCACTTGTCATGCGGGGGATAGGTGGTGGTTTTCCATCCGGTTTTGCGATCCCACTGCACCAGACGAAACACGTACTGCGGGAACTGGTTGGCCGCGACCTTCAGCTTTACATTGGCGTCATCGCGCATGAAGCCCTTGACCTCATGGAATTCGATGGTGCCATCCGGCAACATCACTTCGAAATCCGGTTTGTAGTAGGTCCGATCTGCCAATTTCAGGTTGTGCCGTTCAAAACAGAAGCTGTGGATCTCGCCTGCCTGCTGAAGGAGCTGAAGGTGCGCGGCATACTTGGCTTCCAGCTTGTTCATGCCTTCTTTGACCGCGGTACGACCTTTTGCCCTGTAAAATGCGCCGTTCACGTCGAAATCCTTTTCTGTCACATTTCTGGCACACTGTCCATGCCAGAAAGATTAGTCTCTAAAATGTTGATATTATTAAGTATAAATATATGATATACTCTTTTCGTCATTCCGCACGCATAGGTATTCTCCCTACGGGGTTATTCCCTACGCGAGTGCGAAATGCCAGAATAGGCCTAAACCCGCATCAGCACTGGGAATCTTTCTGGCACACGAGGTGTGCGAAAAAGTGCCAGAATTCCATATTCACCCTTCCACCGCCACATACGCGAGACGTGGGCGTCCACTGCCAGAGTGCTCCAGCTTGACCAAAGCGACCTGGCCACCTTTCAGCAGGGTCTCCATGGCGGTTTTGCGATCCCTCTGGGGGAAGGATCGGAATGGCTTACGGCGGTTCATGTCCCGCTCGGTCAGCCCCTGCTCACCAGCCAGCAAGATCGCGTTGTAGAAATCGTTGACCATCCGTTCGAAGCCAGTGTCCGCGATCCGCTTCTTCACTTCTTGAGCGAGCACCTCCGTGTGGTAACCGACAAAGCGCATCGCCCAGAGGGCATGTTCGTACTGGATGACCGGCTCACGGATGTTGTCCGCGCAGGCGCAGATCATGGCGATCTTGACCGTGTGTTCCACGGCACGGCTCCACAAAGCGTCGATACCGGTGTTCATGGCGGCATCCGCCTTTGCCTCGACATCCAGCCTGAACTCCTCCAGCAGTGCCTGCGCTTCGGGCGATTCGGTGACCAGCACCGCGGCTGGCACCGATGGCGGAAAGACACGTTCCAGATTTCCTTGGGTCTCATCAGGATGTTGCGCCATGTCAACCCACTCCAGGATGTTCGGAGGGATCTCTCGAAACGCTCTTCCTCGTCGCAGCGGTGGTCGCTTTTGGTGCGACAGGTCGACGACGATGAACCGGTTGAGGAAGCCATCGACCACATTCTTCGATTCCAGTGACGAGAAAAACGCGTCCTGGGTGGTTGTCGCATTGATGGAGACGCAGGGGTACTCAATGCTGACCGTGGGTCGGGTAGCCTGGTCGGCGTATTCTGTGCCGAAGAACACCGTGTCCGCAGAACTGAACAGGCGGATGATGTTGATCATGATCTCCTTGTTGTACCGCATCGCGTTCTTTGCCTGCACGGTCTGCAGCAACAGGCCGAACTCGTCCAGCTGAAACAGCACATTCGGGGTGCGTTTGACCCGTGCCAGCAGCCCCTGCCCGCTGGCGATGGTCTCACCGCCGTGGAAATCCACCAGACCGGAGGTGGTCAGAATGTCCTTGATCACCTTGCGCGGATGGTCTTTCCCCATGCCCGTCGATCCGATTGTGATCAGGTAGAGGTTTGTGCGCATGCCGGATTCGTGCACGTACTTCCTGCCGAGTACCGCGGCGGCCAGGGTCAGGGCACCGTTCACGGCAAACTCCGGCTGGGGTCGGAGGGCGGTATCGATCATGAACCGGGTGATGTCCCCCAGAATGCCCGGCGGTTCGGTTAGCCCGGTCGGGTCAGTTTCTGGCAACGATTTACTGACAGGAACTGAGTGCGTCGTGATCGCCGGTGGCAGTTCCTCCCAGCCGTTCTGCTTCGCCATCCAGAAGAGGGTGGACAGCGTTACTCCACCATCACCCTTCATGCTTTGCCAGACCCGTTGTTGGCTGCGGGGATCGTACTTGGCCGACTGCATCGACCACTCGGTCCATAATCCGTAAGCTTGTGTGCCGGCCTGAGTGGATTGCAGCGCCATTCCGACCTGCAGCCAGGTCTGGTAGTCCTCCGCAGGAATGAACACTAGAGCTGACCGGATCTCCCGAACCTTGTCCGAGGGAAGCAGGTCGATGGCCTGAGGCGGTGTCACAGCCTTCGGTGTGACACACAGCTTCAACAGCCAGTCCGGGGCGGGCGCGATGGCAGCCCCCTCCGCCGGGTCGCTGGATGCCTCCCATTCGTAGCGCTGCCCCGATGCATGCAGGCTTGGCGGCGCGAGGACATAACCACCATCCGCACGGACATCCACACCATTCCCGAGTGATGCCACGCCGGATTTGATCGTGACCCCTTCTGGGTAGTGGAAGTAGAGATGGCGCCCCCCGCTGCCGGTCAGCACCTCGAGAGTGTCCGGATGCCCCTGATTGATCCCCTGCCAGGTGTCGTCGCCGAGAAAGCCGTTCTCTGCCTTGTTGTCGATGTCGACCACAAGCAGGTGGCCCGAGATTTGGCCGGTGGCGATAGCTACGTTCGCCCAGGGATGCTTCTGCCACCATTGCCTAATCACCTCCGGATCCGTACTGGCATCCTTGAACCCATGGCGTGTCAACGGGTGCTTTCCGGGGCTGGTGCAGTTCGCCTTGCCGCAGGTGCAGCGGCCTTCCCGGATGCTGTGTGTGGGAAAGACCGCCCATCCGTAGGAAGCGTAGATCAGTGCGGCATCGAGCATCTCAGAAGGGGACATAGTCGACATAGACCTGCATGTATGCCCAGGCGGCCTGCTGCAGGATCCGCCGGAACTGTTCCTGGGTCAATTGGGACAAGGGGCGATCGGTCAGATGTTCTTCTTCGACCAGTTCGCCCGCCCTGCCAATCGCCGCATCGAGGGCGTGATCTTCCAGTTCGGCGTCGGTCCACTTGCCGTTGTTCGCCGCGAACAGCACCAGCCGCTGACTCTTCAGCTTCTCATAGTGCTCGCGTGTGACCGTGACCATCTCTTCCATCAGAACGGCGCCTCCTCGTATTCGTAATGGGTGGTCGCTTCTTCCATAGGCTCGTCATCTATGGCAACCCGCGGCGGGTCGGATTCGTCGAACCGGTGCCGCAGCACACGCCAGTACTTGCCATCCTGACGGACCTGGATGCTGGTCGGGACTTTCAGTGTGTGCGCAGTGTTCAGCGCCTCATGGACGGTTGTGACCCTCGGATCGCCGCCCATCTTTCTCCACCACTGCCTGGCCTTTTTCTCGGCGAATCCTTCATGCTCGAGGCAGATCCATTCGGAGTAGCGGGTGTAGAATCCCTCGTAGTAATCCACCTTCAGCGAATCCGGCTTGCCGGGCTTGGAATGGCGCGAATAGTGAACTTTCTGCAGCTTCCCCCAGAAGGGTTCGTTCTTGCTGATGATCGCCTTGGTAGAAGCTGTGTTCTGCAGTTCAGATTTTGGCGGCGGGAACTCGAAATGGCAGTCCGGACATTCCTTGAACCCTGCGAAGATGACTGATTTGCAATTGGGGCAGGTCTTCACGGGCGCGTCACCACTGCCCTTGCCCGAAGTGCCGGTGGGCTGCACACGATCGATCGGGCCATGCCGTTCGATGTTCCCGGCAAAATCAAGCACCAGGCAGTCCGCCTTGTCCGGGGCCAGGCGCATGCCGCGCCCCGCCATCTGGACGTAAAGGCCGGTCGACTGCGTAGGGCGCAGGATGGCCATCAGGTCGATGCCGGGATGGTTGAACCCGGTGGTCAGGATGTCGCAGTTGGTGACCGCCTGGACCTCGCCGTTCTTGAATCCCTGCAGAATGAACTCCCTCTCCATGGCGTTGGTCGATCCGGTTACGGTTTCCGCAACGATGTCATACTTGCGCAGAACATCCCGGATCTTTTCCGCATGAGCGATCCCCGAACAGAACACCAGCCAGGATTTACGGCCCTGCCCGTAACGGATGATCTCCCGAACCGCAGCTTCGTTGGTCTCATCGGTATTCACCGCAGCCTGCAGCTCGCTGTTGATGAAGTCGAAGCCACGGGTATGGACGCCGGAGATATCCAGTGTGGTATCGGGGTCTTTTGTGATGAGCGGGGCGAGGAAGCTCTCGTCGATCAATCGTTTTACAGGGACTTCAAAAGCGACATCGGTGAAGATCCTGTCTTTTCCCTGGGTCAGCAGACCACTGTCCAGACGGTAGTGGGTCGCCGTGAACCCGATAATCTTCACGGCTTCGTTGAGCACAAGCATGTCATCGAGGAAACGGCGGTACATGGTGTCCGAATTGCGCGGCACCAGATGGCACTCGTCGATCAGGATCAAATCGAACGCTCCCAGTTCTTCCGCACGGCTGTGAACACTCTGGATGCCGGCGAAGAGAACCTGTGCATCCGTATCTCGTTTCCTTAACCCCGCGGAATAGACCCCCGCGGGGGCCAGAGGCCAGTGGCCGACAAGCTCGCTGTAATCCTGCTGGATCAATTCCTTGACATGTGTCAGGATCAGGATGCGTTGATCGGGCCAAGCCTCCAGCACCTCGCGGATGAATGCCGCCATGACGAACGACTTCCCACTGGCTGTCGGCATCACGATGAGCGGGTTGCCGTCTTCCGTTTCGAAGTAGCGGTAGATGGCATCCACCGCTTCGCGTTGGTAGTCACGCAGTTGCATGGCGTTCCAGAATCTGTTTGCTGCTCAGTCCGCCGTTGCCGTTGCGAAGAGTAGTGCCGTCCTGAAGGAGGTAGTCCACGTAATCATCGCCCGCGTCGGACACCTCTCCAGGCAGGAGATCCGGGATGTAGAGGTGGTCCTCGCAGCCACGCCGCTGTTCTTCGTCACTGAGTTGACAGTCGAGACGGGCGCACTGCCATCCGCCTTCGACGGGGGTGCTGTGCAGGCAGGTGCGGCAGTTCACCTCGGCAGGACGGCCCTCATGACAGACAGAACGGTGGTCGCAGAACCGACACTTCCACAGTTCGGGATCATCGCTCAACTTCTCCGGTGGGCGTGCGGCGAAAACGATCCTCTTCGCTTTCATCTTCAGCAATTCTGCGTACTGTGGATCGGGCTTGATCCGCTCGCCATACAGCTCGTCCGTGTTTTTGTTGACCGCCAAGTAGAGGGCGCGTTTCAGCCCCAGGTAGTCCATGTAGATCACCATCTGGGCGTAGTGCTCGGGGGATGTCTGCTGGACCCCGTGCTTCTTTAGCAAGGCGAACCGCTTGTCGTTGTAAGTCTTGAACTCAAGCAGATGCCATGTCCTGGGCGCTTCTAGAAGGCCCAGGGCAACCCCATCGGCGGAGCCGCCGAAGTGCCCGCCGAAGTCGCTGAATCGGAACTGCTCGCCGGTTACTTCGTCCCGGTCATGGACTTCGATCCCAATCGACCGCAGGTCAGTTACGAACCTAGCTTCCTCCTTCTGGCCAGTCTCGAACAGGCGCAGCAGACGTCCACTGTGGCGCAGAGGACTGCACCAGCGGAAGCCGTACCACAGCTCCCGTTCGCACTCTCGACCGATCAGCGAAGCGCCGAGATGCGGGCGGAAGCTATCCCGCCCGCTCTCGTACGCCTGGTAGATCGCCTCGATCGTTGGCGATGTCTGGTTGGGAACAACCGCCATCACTTCCTCTTCCAGGGTGGCACAGAAGAAGCGGTCCCATTCGAGGGCTTCGAGGTCGCCGCGGTTGCCTGGGCGGGTGCCGATGCAGGACCGTTCCCTTCAATCGCCTTGAATCCGCGGATGTTGTTCTGCTGCCCGTACTCCGGACTGTTCTTCACCTTGACGTTGATCTCGAGCGGGATGTTGTGCAGCTCGATGCTGTCCTGGATCCGCAGCTTGCCGACCGCACGGCAGATCGCGCTGAGGTCGCGCTGGGCGATCTCCACCGCCTGGGGAGAAGGATTCACCAGGTTCAACTGCGTCCACAGTTTCCGGCCGGCGAACGGGCCATCAAGGATCGTGAACTCCAGCCAGAGGTATTCGCCCGTCCCCTTGTTGTTAGGGCGCATGTCGCTGTCGCTGATCTCCGCGACATAGCGACCCGCCGGCAACGCTTCGAAATCCGTACTCGGCTCGACCTGGGTGGAGTCAAAGCCGCTCTGTCCAAGCTCAGCCATGGTTCTGTTCCTCGTTCGAATGGTTGAATGCGTTCAGGTAGTCGTGTCCGTTGAGGGGAATCTCGTCGGGCAGGTCGAAACGGTTCTTGGCGTAAAAGGCCGGCCGTTCCGAGAGGAACATCACACGTTCCCCGCTGCCGATCGCGCGGCCCGCCTTGGTGACCTGGCCACGTTTGTCACGCGTTGCACCCGTCACCGAGATCCGGTAGTTGCAGAAGCCCACCACATCTGCCCATCTGTAGATCATCGCTGCCGCCTTGTCGTTCAGCAGGTCGATGGTGTACTTGCGGTAGGGGTCGGCTTCCGGCGGCTTGATCTCCTTGTCGATGGAGTGGCCGATCAGGGTGATCCGTAACCCACGGTTGATCCGCAGGCTGTCGAACCCGTCGAGGATCTCCTGCCACAGGGGAAGGGCCTCGTTGCGCCATTTGTAGAAACCGCCGCCATTGGTGCCCACCTTGTCGATGGAATCAGTGTGCCACAGCTCGAGCAGGTGACGGTGCAGCATTGGTTCGAAAGCTGTCACGGTGTCCAGCACCACCGACTGGAAGGGGTGATCCTCATGCAGTGCAGTAATCGCGTCGAGGATGTCCTGATGGCTGCGAACCTCCCAGTGATCGATGCCCGGCAGGCCAGACAAACCATCCTCGGTCGCTAGAAAGACCGGCGAGGGCAAGAGCGAGCCCAGGGTCGACTTGCCGATCCCCTGGGTGCCGTACCACAGATCACGCGGCGGCAGGGAGCTTGACTTCTTCAGGGTTGCCAGCGAGATGCTCATGCGGCCACTCCTTCCCCGGAAGAGACCGCCACATCATCGATGACTTCGCGTTCGACCTTGAAGGATCGTTCGCCGAACAGATACGCCATGATCCCGGAGAACATGAGCGCGATGTGTTCACCCACCTCCGTACCGGCGTCGATCCAGCAGGTGTTGTCCTTCCGTGACGCCTCGAACCGTGCTTCCAGACGGACCTTGGTGCGACCGTGGATGCATTCCGCGGCGAGGGTGAACAGCATCAGGTTGCCGTCGATCTCCTCGAACGGCACCGTAGGTTTGAATTGGAAGTGATACCGAATCATGTTCTCCTCTGAAATGAGTCCTTTTGCCTCTACTGGATACATACCGGAAAAGGGTGCGAAGTGACGATCACCTTCTCCAGCCCTCATCCAATCCCATGTTTTCCAGCTTCTTGCCAATCTTCCGGAGTTGATAGGCCAGCGTGGTCCGGGCCACACCCAATTCACGGGCGGCTTCCGCGAGCGTCATCTCACGCAGAAGGCCCAGCAATCGCTGTTCATCATCATCGAGGTGGTGAAAGGCTGCTTCGAGGTCGATCCGGAGGATGTGGTGGTCGTGGATGGTTCGGTCCTGAAATCCCATCCGATCCAGGTAGTCATCCATGCTGGTGATCTCGAGAAGGGAAGAGGGGTGCCCATCCTCTTTCTCGAACGCTTCATCCAGAAAGATTCGGGCTTGTCTGTAGTCACGCTTTGCGGCCAGTCGCTGTTCGAGCAGGTTGGCGATTTTGTGGTCCACGATGCGGTCGACGAACGTCGTCAATTGCGCCTTCGCTTCATCGAACTTTGCCAGACGCTCGACCAGATCCAGCATCAGGTCCTGCTCGATGTCCTCGACATCGCAGTCCCTGTATCCTGCCTTTCCCACAAGCTTTTGCGCCCTGTACCTGACTACTTCCACGGCGTACTTGTCAATGCCTTCGTACCGGTTTTTCGAACCCATGGTGGGTCTCCTCGTTGGAGGAGGCCGGGTGGGGGCCGGGCAAACCGGTAGTGCCAGCACGAGAAACGGAGGTGCTGTGAGGACGCCGATTTGGCGACACCCACAACGACCTCCGTTCGTCGGTCAGTCGATGTGAAGAATCAGATGTATGTGGTTGCTGTTACTCTTCGATCTGCATCCGGAAGGGCAATCCTTCCTGGACCCGGATCAGCTTGATGGTCCCGTTCCGCAACTGCTGGAACTGACGAACCAGCGCATCCACTTGGGGCTTATGCCGGTAGGTGGAAGGTTGAGGTGAACGTGGTGGTTGCTTCTGGAAGGCGACCTCGCGGGTGATGCGGGTCGCATCGGTGAAGAGTGGTTCGCCATCCTGCAGCTCCAGGTTGGCGATGCTGCCGTAGTTCATGTTCCGCATTTTTCGGAACAACTCCTTGAAGCGAGGGGAAAGCTCTTCGTCCGGCAAGGTACTGTCCTTTCTGATTGAGGTGGGCGGTGGTAGTACAGTAAACGGTAAACGGTATCTCAGGAAAAGAAGGGATCTTCCATCATCCCTTTGCTGTATGGGTTTAGAACAGAGGTGCGACGACTGGAGCATCCTGCAGGATCAGCCCGAGCTTCTCGAGGCGATACTCCATGGCCTGGCCGGAGACCTTGAAATGCTGCGCCATCTGCCGGGCAACATCGGTAACCGGATGGATCACTGACCAGAGCGGTTTGATCCCGCCGCGGACATCCTGAATGACATAGGGGTTCCGGTTGCCGAAGGTGGATTCCCACACACGGATCACGCGATCCCGTGGCATCAGGAGGAAGCTCGCGAACTTGTCCGCCTGGTATTCCATGGGATCCTTGTCGGCGCTGGACCTGCAGACAAAAGAGGGAGGACGGCGATCATCCTCAAAGAAAGTGGTTTGTGCTTCGGCCGCTTCGAACAGAGGGCGGTGCAACTGCCAGTGGCCGATCTCATGGGCCACTGTGAACGCGTAGCGGCCCGCCATGGTCGGGTAGTTGAAGGGGTCGAGAGACTGGTCGATGACGACTGTCCTGTCCTCGATCCAGGTGGCACCAAGGACTTCGCTGCTTTCGAACTGGGCTTGAAGATCCTCGAACTCGAGGGTGAGTTCGAGATGGGATTCCAGAATGCTGTCGACTGGAATGGGGTCGTTTTCGTTCAGGCCGAATTGGCTGGTGTAGCTTGCGATAACGCCGTAGGCAGCACGTTCAATAGTTGTGTCATGAAGAAAGCCTACGCGGAATGATCCATGGTTCAC